GGACACCTACACCGTGACCGGTATCAAGCTGGACTACAGCGTGCGCGAGATCGACAGCGAGAACGTCCAGGCGGGCGACCAGCGCGTCTATTTGAGCACCGATGGCGCCGTGCCACCGAAGCCCGGCGACACGCTCACGATCGGATCTGACGTGTTTCGGGTCATCCGCGCTGGCAACCTCTCGCCGGCCGGGGTCGACCTGCTTTACGACGTGCAGGTGCGCCGATGAGCTTCGCGGCCGAGCTTCAGAAAGCCTGCGACCGCGCAAAGGATCGGGCCGTCGAGACCGTGAGGCTGACCGCGCTGGGTGTGCATGCGGGCATGGCGCGGCGCGCACCGGTGGAAACGGGCCGCCTGAAGTCGAATTTTCAAGTCGGCATCGGCTCGCTCAACACCAAGACCGACTCGCCAGCAGGCTCAGACCCGGCGCCGGCCGCCGCGGCCGCGCTGGCAACCTGGCGCCCCGGGCAAACCATCTGGGTGACGAACTCACTGCCCTATGCGCGCGTCGCTGAATTTGGCCTGTACGGCAAGCCGCCCGGCTCGGCCAATGGCCCGAAGACCGTCGGCGGCTATTCGTCGCAGGCTGTTGGCGGGTTCGTGCGCCTGACCGCGCAAGACTTCGCCCAATCGTTCCGGCGCGCTGCGCGGGCGGCCAAGAAATGACAGTCGCAGCGATCCAGGCGGCGCTTGAATCGCGCCTGTACGGCATCTCGCCCGCCATCAGCACGGCCTGGCAGAACGTCGCCTTCGAGCCCACTACGGGCACACCGTGGCAATCCGTCGCGCTGCTCATCAACGACCCGGTGGACTACGCCGTCACGTCCGACGTGGTCGAGCAGCGCGGGATTCTGCAGGTCACCCTTCACTACCCGGCTGGGGTCGGCACAGCGACCGCGCTGGCCCGCGCCAATGCAGTCGCGGCCCGTTTCGCGCCCGTGCAGACCCTCACCTCTGGTGCCACCAACGTCGAGATCCTGAGCACCGCCCACATCGCCGCCGGCTTCGCACTGGATGGCTGGTGGGTGATCCCCGTCTCGATCCCGTGGCGGTCGTTCTCCTGACTTTCTAGCTCTACCTCCCGCCCCTTCAGGGGCAACCCGAACCCGCCATCGAGCGGGTTTTTTCGTTTCTGAAAGGGGCCATCATGGCTGCTGTTCCGACCGGTACTCTGTTCTCCGTCGCCACCACCTTCGGGTCGAACATCACGGTGACCGCCGTGACGAACGCCAATCCCGCCGTCTGCACGGCCACCGCGCACGGCCTCTCGAACGGCGACGTGATCGAGGTCACCAGCGGCTGGGGGCGCCTGAACAAGCGCGTCTTCGAGGTCGCCAACGTCGCCACCAACACCTTCGAACTCGAAGGCATGGACACCTCGTCCACCTCGTTCTTCCCGGCCGGCACGGGCACTGGCACCGTGCGCGAGGTCACTGCCTGGACGCAGTTGACCAAGGTCATGAACCCGGCGACCCAGGGCGGCGAGCCGAAGACCGTGGTCTACAAGTTCGTCGAGTCCGATGTCGAGTACTCGATCAACGACGGCTTCACTGCCACGTCGTATACGCTCGAATTCGACGACGACGACACGACCGCCGGCTATACCGCCATGCGCACCCTGACCGATGCGCAGACGAACACGGTCATGAAGATGCTCATGCGCTCGGGCGCGATTCTGTACCTGCCCTGCACGCTGGCCATGAACGACGTGCCGCGCCTGCAGGACGGCCAGATCAACCGCATCAGCGCCAGCTTCGCCGGGGTCAACCGGCATACCCGTTACTCCGCGTAACCGGGTGGGCGCCGGGCAACTGGCGCCCTTTCTTTCCACCCGCGGGTAGCTCCCGAGCACGGGTCTTTTTCCAAATCCAACGAGATCACAAATGGCCAAGCTCAATTTCACCACCGCCCCGACTTTCGCCATGAAAGTCGCCATCCCCGTGCCCGGCAAGAAAGCCGTGGATGTGGAGTTCACGTTCAAGGGGCGCCACCGCGAAGAGTTCCGCGAGTACCTCGACGCATCGTCGAGCAAGGAGGATGTCGACGCGCTGATGGACACCGTCACCGGCTGGGAACTGGAGAACGAGTTCTGCCGCGAAGAGGTCGAGCGGATGACTCTGTTCTATCCGGCCGCCGCGCGCGCCATCATCCAGCGGTACATCACCGAAATCTCGGGCGTCCGGCTGGGAAACTGAAGGCCGCGGCCGCGGCTATCTACACCCCGATGCCCACGGCGGAAGAAATGGCCGCCGCGGGCTTTGCGCCCGAGGACTTCGAGGCCGACATCGTCGAGGTCTGGCCCGAGCACTGGGACGCCGTGCGCTTCTTTCTGCGGCTGCCGACCCAGTGGCGCTACGGCATGAGCGGGCGCACCGGCCTGGACTACACCGCCGTGATGTCGCTGCTGGCCACGATGCGACTGCCGCCAGACAAAGCCGACGAGATCCTCGAGTCCGTCCAGGTCATGGAAATGGCCGCGCTTGAGGCGATGAACAAGAAATGACCAACCCCCACACGGAGCACACCAGTGGCCGATGAGATCGTCAGCGTAGGGATCAAGATCGAGACGACGGGCGCTGACAGCGCCGCGGCTGGCCTCGATAAAGTCGCTGCCGCTGGCGCCAAGCTCGACCAGGCGTCGTCGACGGTAGCGTCTGGCGCTCAGAAGGTCGGAAAGTCTCTGGAGTCTCTGGGGGCCAGCGCGAAGGGCGCCGCCGATCCGCTGAGCAAGGTCGCCGAGTCCGGGGAAAAGCTCGGCCCCGTGTTCCGCGAGGCATCCGCCCAGATGTCCGGAATGGGTGCCTCAATGGGGCTGGTCAAGGCAGCCGCAGCTGGCTTCCTGGCCGAGTTCACCATCGGCAAGTTCCTGCAGATGCGGGACTCATACCTCGCCACTGCCGACGCGATCACGAACCTGAATACCCAGCTACGCCTGGCTACTGGCAGCGCGGCCGGCGCAAAGCAAGCCTATGGCGAACTGCTGGACATCGCGCAACGTTCGCGCGTGAGCTTCACTGAGCTGGCGCAGACCTATTCGTCGATCTCGCGCGCCACGCAAGACCTGGGCGTGTCGTCAGAGCAGACGCTCCGGCTGACCGAGACCCTCGCGAAGGCGATCACGATTTCTGGCGTGTCGGCTCAGTCGGCGAACGCGGCGATGATCCAGCTTTCGCAGGGCCTGTCGTCCGGCACCCTGCGCGGCGAGGAACTGAACTCCATCATGGAGCAGACCCCGCGGGTCGCACGGGCCCTGGCCCAGGGGCTTGGCGTGGGCATCGGCGCGCTGCGCGAGATGGGCAAGGAAGGCAAGCTGACGGGCGATATCGTCACCGAAGCATTGCTGAAGTCATCGGCATCCATCGATCAGGAATTCGGGAAAACGGCGACGACCGTTTCGCAGGCGTCGACGGTTCTGAGCAATGCCGTCACCGACCTGGTCGGAAAACTGGACGGGATCACCGGCGAGTCGAACCGAACCGCGCAAAGCATCTTGAAGGTCGCCAACGCGATGAAGG